CTCCAGATACTCAGGCCCGGAGAGGAGTACGTGACTCTCCCCCGTGATCACGATGGGGTCACCGGAGGGAATGTTCACAGGAGGTGTCCCGTCCAGAGGCTCCACCACCTGGATGTAGTCCCCAGCCTCTGTGGACCGTCCCAGCACCATTGGGTCGCCTGGATGGAATAGCTTGTATGCCGAGGTGCTGACGACGCTCTTGTCACCCGAGGCCAGCAGCTTGTAGAAGGAGTTGATCTCGCCCACGGGCTGACGGCTGAACACGAACTTGTTACTCGTGCGGAAGCGGTAGGAGCCTCGGAACACGTCCAGATAGTGCAACAGCGTCGGATCATTGTAGGTGGCGGAAAGCTGCAACCCATCCGGTCGGATGATCTCAGCGTCCCTCAGGTCCAGCACAGTCCCCTTCGTTTCGTCCCTGAACTCCAACTCCCAGTCAGGGATGTTGAGCATCTCAATGATGGGGAAGTCCTCGGTCACACGGGAGTTGATCGCCCGGAACTTGAGGTTTCCGATGTCCCCCACTGCCTCGAACTGTCCGTCGATTACCGACTCGAACGAGAAGGCAAAGGAGTCGGTGAGCGTGGCACTACTGTCTCCACGGGTCCACACATCCACCTTGCCGCCCCAGTGCCTGCCTGTTGTGACATCCAAGTCCCTCATCATGAGGGTGTGCCCTGCCTCTACCACGTTCACCTGACGCACCCCAGGCACATCCGAGGCATCCTGAGTGAGACCCCTGTACGTCCCCGAATCCACCGAAGCCAATACGCCGTCTGCACGAATCGCAAGGGCGTAGTTGGACTCCGTGTTTCGACCACCGAAGGTGTTGTTCGGGTTCGTGACCTGTACATCGGTGGGGCCATTCTGAACGGTGCGGATCTGATCTCTCGTCAGGTTCCCTGCTTCCCCCGCCTCCAGCGCCTGGACGTAGGCTCGGGTCGTCCAGCGTCCGGTGGCAGGACTGTAGGTCGTCCCTGTCCCTGTGGGTGAGATACGGGCTGCGGACGTAGTGCGGAACCTCACTGAACCGCTCGTCACAATCGTCCCAATCGGGATAAAGCGGGTAGAGGTCGGTCGGTTGGTCACATAGAAGAGCACCTCACCATGGGCACGGTACCCAGCCCGCCGCTGAACCCCTCGCCTGGCTGCCAGATGGTCGAAAGCATTGTCCACCAGGTTCTGTACCGATGCCGTGTCTTGCAGGTAGAACGCCTGCTTGAGGGCAATCTTGTACGGACTCTGTGTCACAGGTAGCGACGTACCCGACCCAGTGGGGTCATCGATAGCCAGCAGCGTGGTGAAGCTCTGCCCCGCCTGGAGGAACCCCACGATGAAACGGATACGTTCCGCCTCCGTAGAGAAGGGGTCGATGAAGGTGTCCCTGAGGTAAGAGCCGGGCTTCACGTCCACTTCGGGGTGGGACCGGAAGATCGCCAGTGTGGTGTCTCGCACGACCTGCTGCCGGGAAACAGCCGGGAGGTTCGCTACCTGGGGGGTCACGATGAGAGGTGCCCCCGCAACCTCCTGGGACACCTGAGATTCGTACTCCACACCATCGATGAGGTAGATGGCAGTGACCGCATAGTACAGGGGATCCTCATCGGGGAGGGCCTGGAAGTCATTGTATGGAACCGCTGGATTTTTCGCATCCGTAGGCAGTGCCGCTCGATTGTGTGTGAAGGAGAACTTCTTCACGAGAGAAACTGAGTCTATCCCAACAGAGGTGCGGAAATGGGTCGTGCTGTCCGGTATCCGAATACTCTCGTCAAAGTCCGACTGGAGGATGTCGCCCGCAAGATTCACCTGCATCCCCATGGTGCGGAAAAGCAGAGGATTGGCTAGGGGTGTGCCATCATCGTTCAGAGGCACATCCATGTCCACGTCTAGGATGCCGATAAGAGACAAGACCTCCTCTGTGTCATAGGAGATGACAGGCTGGATGCTGACCCTCTTGTACCCGGTGATCCCGCCTCCGGGAAAGGCGGAGGCGTAGAAGTTGTACCCCGTCACCTCCTCGTCCTCCAAACCCGTGACCGTGATCTTTACTGTGCGGTCCAAACGCTCGATGAAAATCCCGGAAGGAGCCAGCACCTCAGCCTTCACATCCCGGTCAACCGCCAGGTTCGCCCGAATGACACCCGCCGCTGTCGTCTCTCCCGTCGTCAATACCGATTTGACATCGATGACGTTGGCACCCTGAAGAAGCTGGAGTCCGTCCGGGAAGGCTGAAGGATTCGGGATCGTGAAGGTCGTACCTTCGAACTGGATGTAATCAGGATTAGACGAAAAGGCCCCGCCCCGAAGCGAAACCTGCATGTCCGCCGTGTCCGCATCCATCTGCCCCGAGAAGAAGCGGTAGGAGACGTCTGTGGTGAAAACGTAGTTCTCCCGATACTGCCCATCGGGGGCCAGGAACTTGGGAGTTGTCGCCATCAGTTGCCTCCTGAAAACGGGTTGGGCTGGTTCTCAAGTCCTGCGGTCTTTGCCCCTAACATTAACCCGTTGGATCCCATCAGAGCCACCACTCCAGGCACCGTGTAGACGATGTTCAGATGGATTGGGTCAGAAGAAGCGTTCTGAACTGTCACGTCGATCATGAAGGTGGTCTGGTCCTGCGTGTGCGGAGAGACCGTCACATTGGTCACGGAGTAGAGACGTTCCTTGTAGGTGACCTGCTGGAACTTGGCCTGCTCCGTCTGGAGGGACTGATACTTGGCCAACGCTTTCCGCACGTCCTCATTAATCAAGGTCGCCACACCGGAAACGGTCTTCGAACCAATCCGAGAACGAAGGTCCGTTCCGTACCAGGGATGGTAGGGATTAGAACCCTTGTCCGTCAGTAGAATCTTGAGGGCCGCTTGATAGAGCAGATCCTCATTAGCCACCATCAGGCTTTGACCGCTGGCTGCGAACCGGATGTCGTTCTCGACATAGGTAGCGCCACACCTGAGGCAGCGGTTACCCGGCATCGAATACGTCACCTTAAACACGGGGTCACCCATTGTGATAGGTGACGTGAACCGGGGGTACCTGGCCGTGATTGCTCCGCCTGGTGTGTAAATGTTCCAGGAGGGAAACAAACGCCGTCCTATGGCCCGCCGCTGGTAGGAGTTGACCCCCGCCGCCCCGAACCCCAAAGCGCCTGCAGCGGTCCCGCTGACGGCCACGTAGGAGGCATCCCCAATCGCAGCAGTGTCCGTGAAGGAAAGGTGGCTGTTGCTTGTCCCAATGAGGACGGTTCCGGTGCTAACCTTCTGGAACAACGCCTCAACTTGTTTCGCCGTATACCTTGTCACTGCCTGAACAGCAAAAACGAACGTCTGGGAACCCGCCGAGGTCTCTACCGTGAAACTGTTCTCACCGGGGATGATGTCATAAGGACCGGACACAGCACTCATCAACTCGGCTTGTGAAAACATCCCTGAGTTGGGGATGTAGAACTCGTCGTTGGCAAGGATCCTGATGGTGCCTGTGTTAGCCACAGGCTGCTTGGTGGCCAAAGATCTCCGATCCGGTCCAAGAGGAATGTACTCCTCTACAGTCAGATGCGGACAAGGCCAGGCCAGTTGGAAATCTTGGGACATGCTCTCTCCATCAAGGTGCCACAGGATCTAAAATATAGAGGAAACACCGCCTAACAACCCAACATGTCCCTCCCCACCTCTGACGCTTCATTCGGGAAGGTGAACTGGAGAAAGGGCATTTCGTCGCTGGGTTCAAAAGTGACCCGCCCCGTCTCATCTGACTGGTACAGAATCTGATACATGTCCTGAATGACGTTTTGCACCATCAACGTCTCGTCAAACCGGGTCGGGTCGAACGGCCCCACCCCACCCAGAGCACCACCGAAGGCCTGAACGAGCACCTCGTCCCGCTCCTTCACAAGCTGCTCTCTGAGGTCACAGAGCTTGACAATCCGCCACTCCAGATCCTGGCGTTCCTTCAAATCTTGATTAGCCCACTCCCGCATCTGCCGCATCGATTTCACGACCCCCTCATGGTCATAAGAACCGGGGTCGATCCGGCCACCTTGGCGAGCCGGGTAGTAGGCATCTGACTGGAGATAACCTCCGGGATGACCACCCCAACCAGGGGATTGATCAGAGGAAATCGGATCGTTGGGGGCTGCCGATTGAGGGGCTACGACTCCGCCAAAGGGGTATTCCTCCTGCACCACCGCATCCTGCTCGGAATTCCCCTGCGTCATGTCATTGGTCTCAGGATAAGTAAAGGGCGAGATGCTAAGAGGATCACCCCCCTGAGCAACGTAGGCTCGAAACAATTTGCCCAAGGCCGAGCCGGGAGTCACATAGAGGCCAGTCCGTTCCTCCGTCCGACGAACCTCTCCGTTTGCTTCCACGGCCCTGTATGTGACTTTGACCACCCCGATCCGTTCAACCTCGGCATTGATGACATTGATCCGCTGTGACACAGTGCGGCGGTTTTTAAGCAACCAGCTTGAGTAAGCTCGGAAATACCCGAGCGGCCACACACACAACTTGGAAAAGCTGGGCATGATTATCTCCTACAAAACATCAGGAACAACAGGATCTGATGGGACAACAGGAACACCGTTGATCCCCTCCACGGTTGTCGGATCCTCACCCATGGGACCATCTGGCTTCCCTGATTTGGGGTGCCAAAAGGCCAACAACAAATCTAACAGGACGAAACTGGGGAACAGAGGAATCACCACTGCGACACCACCCCCGTAGGCCAACGGCGTGTCGCTGGGTTTGTTGTCCGCCGTGATCAGGTCAGACAAAACCCCGCCCGTCCCATTGGACACCATCGTCAACACGGAACATGAGGGGATCTGGAAGGTGAAACCCAGGATAGACTGAAGCAGTGCATTGATCCGCCGGATCAACTGCTGTAGGTCCACGATTCGGGCCTCAAGGTACTCGATGTACTTTCGGATCGTATCTATAATGGACTGAAGGGATGCCCTGATTGCCTCCATCCAGTTTGCCAGGGAAGCCAGGAAGTCTTCCAAACCGGGCATCGTGTCAAACCACCGAACGAACAGCCACTCCCCATCGGACAGGGGTCTGCGAATTGCCGCCCCCGCCACACGCAGGGCAAGAGATGCCTGTTGGAGGATTCTTCCCTTGCTGGCATCCTGTGCCGTCACGAGATCTGATTTGACGAACAACCCTCGACAGTACATCATCTTGTCGGGGATAGGGGGACCATAAAAGAACACAGGGGAAAGATCCGCTGAACCTACGTGCCTCTCAGCCATGTCTGATGTATCCACCCGGTGGAACCAATCGTCGGGTACGGCAATGTCCTTATTGTCAGGTTGCACGACACACTGCTCGTAAATGCTCCGCAGCCCTGGTGGGCACTCCTTCAAGAAGGTCTGGAGTTCCTCCTTGGACCCGAAAGCCATCTCCATGAATTTGTAATTGTCCCACTTCCCAGCGTTTGCATCTACCAGCCCGTCCTGCATGTGGGGATCCCGATCCAGGGTAACATCGGGGTTACCCATCAGA